AAATGTAATTTTCTAACACTAAATAGAAAGTATATTCGCTAATTTCAACTTTTTGCAACATTCTTCTCTCTATTAAAACAGTGTCATTGGCAAACAAGATTCCGTGAAATTTAGAATCTTCTGCTGCTTCTATTACAGTAGCTTTTACATGTGGTGTTGTAGGCTTCTTATAATCAGTAGGTAAAACTACAAGGCCCTTTTCTTCTTTTTTCTCTTCAACAATGTCGACAACTACATGCCGATTAAATGGTTTAAAATGCATTTTTCCTCCTATGATAATATAATGCGTTTTTTATAAATGTCAAGTAAAAATAATAATTAATATTATAATTCTATCTCGCATGCTCCACCAGCACAAGCTATTTCGCCGGCTAGGTCAGTATTGTCTTCTGATTCTGATATTTCGTCTAGATTAATATTGACTAGCGCTTTTAACATTTCGTTGTATTCTTCTTCAGAACAATCTTCAAACGGAGCTTGTTTATAGGTGTGGTCTGAAAAGGGTAGAATTGATAGGCCATTGTAATGCTTTCTGTTGTTCCACATCCACTCTCCAACGATTTCCCACTCATCAGGCTTAACAGTAATTGTAGCAGACACGTTATTGGTATTCTGTCCTTTTCTGTGTCCGTTAACCACCCATTTGGTAGCAACAGCCTTTACCCTTTCTAATAGATTTAATGCCGATTCCGCTCTCGTAATGGCACCATTTGGAGCTTTTTGGGGCACGGATATAACAGCGGTGTCATGTGGACGAAAGAACTCATTTTCGACCAGTTTTGGGTGCTTATTCGATAGATATGAATATATTGCCTCGTTTTTACCAACTCTGATTCTGCGGATGTAATGATTGTTGTGCCAAGCATGAATACCACTTGAAGTACCAAGAACCAACGATGTTGTTCCGGCAGGTTTTGTGGTGGTACAGCGAGAGGCCGGACCAATACCAATTAATTTAGCAATATTGGCATTTTCATCCTTTACGGCATTGGCAGCAGATTCCATATCTAGATCCAAAACGGCTCCGGAAGCTATTCCGGTCATCGAAACACCAATCAAATAATCTTTTTCAGTGTTGCGTTGCCACACAGGTCTCAAATAGTGAAAGTCAGTATAAGAAGCCTGTAGGGTGCCGATTAAAGATGCTGCTCTTGCTCTGGCTTCGTATTCTTCTTGCGTCTTAACATCACTAACATTAATTTCAGTAAGATTGCAAAATTGGAACGGCCTCAAGCTTATTTCACAACATGGATTACATCCATATTCTTTATCGTTAGTAAAGTAGAATCCGGGCTCTCCAGCGCCAGATGCCTTCACTCTTTCCCATAGTTTTAGAAAATCTGTTTTCTTTACCCTGTGTCTCATGATAACCACGGAGTTGTTTGCTCTACCTCTTTGTGGGTTCTTTTCCCACCAGCTACCAGTTTTAGCAGCTAGCATTTCCTCATCATCAATAGAAAACAAAGAAATAAGAGCGGCTCGACGAATACCACCGGCTAACACGGCATCTGCGATATGGCAGATAATATCATGAACCTCAATTGTGGTTAATTTGTCACCATTCTCTTTCGATTCTAAAATTCCTTCAACTTTGATTAGACACTCCTTTAGCGGTTGTGGGCCGGGTGCTTTACCACCGCTTGTCACAAGTCTTTCGCCTTTTGCTCTGATATCAGAAAAATCGAAACGTAGCTTAGATGTGCCCTTGAAATATGATTTTATGAGAGCACAAACTGCGTCAGACCAGCCTTCAATAGAATCGCCAATTAAGAATCGTCTGGCTCTTCTGGTATTGGGCTTTAAGATGCTTGGCAATTTTTCAACATGATGTCTCTGCACGGAGTATCCAACACCGGTACCTCCAAGCAATAACAACATAATTTCTCCAAAAACACGATGATCGTCTATTGGCGCATAAGCACAATTAAATATCCTATTTGGACTGATTTCAATTGGCTTACCGGCAAATTGCATTGACCGCATTGATGGTAAAACTTTTTTGTCATATACAAACTTATATGCGTTTTCGATTTCAGAAATTAGGCTCGGAAATTTTTTGAGGTGCATTGATTTATTCCTTGTAACCAATTCCTCCCAATTTTCCCTGCGCTTCTTTTCTGGTAGATATCTAGCGTACTTCATGTGTACGGTTATATCTGATAAAATTTTATTTGCTACACTCATTATTTTCCCCCTATTTTCCTCTTGACTGTGCGTATCTTTCTTTTAAAAATCTCAAATTATCCTTTGAAGACATCTCAGGCTTTTCTTCTTCATGATCACTTTTCTCTAAAACTTTCATTGTTACATTTGACCAATCAGCAAAGATTGGAAACACCAAGCCGTCAGGCCCATTACGGTTTTTTGCAATAAACACACGACCTGTATTGGCTTGCTTGTCTTTAGGTGTTCGAGATAGCGAAAAGATAAAGTCTGCTACGAAGCACTTACTAAAAGCTTCCGAAATAGATTCCATTGTGATTACCTCAGCGTTGAGACCACCTCGATTAGTTTGACTAGCGGTAATTACAGCACACTTTTCTTGCTGCGCTATGCCTCTTAATTCTTCATAAATACTTTCCAATTCGTGCCTCTTTTCACCTTGTGATTTAACTGGTTTTAGCAAATCAGCATAATCAACAATAATCATATCAGGTTTTATACCACGTTTTTTTAATCGTTCGACGTGGCTTCTGATGGTTTGTGTTGAAGCTGACTTACTTGGATATTCTTTAATAATTAGATGCCCTTTTACTTCTTCTAACTTCTTTGCCACATTATGTTTATTCTTTAATAAATCATTCAATTTAATGTCTGTGATGCAAGAGTCAAATCTCTGGCCCACCACTGTTTCTGCTAATTCGAGTGTATAATAAACTACAGTCTTTGATTCTTTTAAAGCAGTGGTGCCAATATGTACTAAGGCCATTGACTTTCCTGCACCGGTCGGTGCAATTACAACACCTAATTCTTGCTCACCAAAGCCACCCTGTGTGATTTCATCAAAGCGGGACCAGCCTGTGGTTATTGGGTTACGTGACTTTAAACGATATCTCTCGTCAATGTCCATATGCCAATCGTGACCAAAGTCCACATTGGTGCCAAGCTTCATTGCGTCTTCAATTACCTTCTGTATCTCTTCAAATGAAGAAGACTTGAGAAGTTTAACTGATTGTATCATTGCTTTTTTTAGAACCTGTTTACGACAAAAATCAATCGCATGGTCTTTGATAAACTCTGAGCTTTCAATTTCACTATTGTTAAGAATTTTTGAAAAGAACATGGTGATTTGCTTTTTTAGGGCCTCTGTGTACTTTCCAACTTCTGATGTTATGATGGTTGCCATCGTTTCGTACGATGGGTGCTTACGATACTTTTCACGATACTCCAATAACATTGTTGTGAAAATACGTAAGTGTTCATATTGAATGAATTCTGTGTTAAGAACTTCGCTAATCTGATCGCAAAATGTTCTATCTTGTAGCATCATGTGACACAAGTCTTCTTGAAAACTCTTGCCAAACTTTTGAAATGTCTCCTGTTTAAATTCCATGTTGTCCTCCGTTGTTAACTATGATTTTAAATTCTTAAAAGCAACCCATAAATCAGATAAATTAAGGTGCCCCTGCCCGTCTGCTATAAGCATTTTTTGTAACTCCAGCTTATCAAACCCATATTCAAAATTATCTAGGGTAAAATCTATTCCCCTTCTCCCATTGTGTGATATGTTTGATTCATATAGTTGCATTAAGTTATAATTATCTCTAACACGTTGTTGGAATTCTAGCAACTTTTTATGACAATTTTTTTGATTTAATTGCATTTTGCAGTATACAAAAAGGTCATCACAGCTTACCGGTTCTGGGTTTTCTAGAATTGGTAGGTTAGTTTTAATTGTTTTCATTCCAATCCTTGGAACTCCCTCAATATTATCTGACTTGTCACCATCTATTGCTCTGGCCAAAGCATAATTGTTTGGGTGTATACCTTCCTTTTCTGTCAGTATCTTCTCGTTAAGTAAAACTTTCTGCACCGGTCTCCATATCCATGTGTTTTCAACACCAAGCAGTTGGAAGAAATCCTTATCTGATGATACAATAATTTTCTCCCAATCTTTATATTTATCTTTCTTCACCGTGTATGCAATAATGTCGTCTGCTTCAACGAAATCAATCATTAATTGTATCACAGGCATATTGTTTAAATATGCATGCAATCTTAGTTGCTGATCTGCTCTGTTCTTCTTTACCTGATCTTCAGGTAGGTCAATCATTCTGCGGTTAAAGCGCACAGGCCTTCTGCCTTGTTTATATTGTTTGTTCATCTGTCTTCGTTTTTCAGAACCGCCATGGCCGTCCCAACATATAACCACTTCATGCGGCCGCATCTCACGACAAAGAACTTGCAATGATTTTATAAACCCAATCGTTCCGCCATTTGGCATTCCTTGTGGATTCATACTCGGTATGACCGTATACGATCGTAGAAACATATTAAGAGCGTCGATGATTAACACTCTTTTCAAATCTGGTACTTCTGTTGTTGGTCTCATTTTTCACCTCTCTTGGCGTGTCTAGCTGGTACATTACGCATTGGAAATCCATCCTGTGGGTGTTTTAAAACACTAAACGACTTTTTTGGAATCCCAGCGTATGTTTCAAGTTTATAATAAAACATTTCCCCAGTTTTCTTTTTGTAGCCTGCGAGCCAATTAACACCATGCTTAGCATAATCAAGTGAGTTTCTAACCTTACCCCCAACACTAACCACCTCGTTTGATCGGTCAACAATTTTAGTAATACTATTATTGCACATTGTTTTACATTGCACTGTTTGGAAAGAATCCCCCATATCAACGACAAGATCGTATACGCAGTCTCTTGATGACGGCTCCAATACAATGTACCCTTTCTTAATTAAATCAAGTTTTATTGCTGTTTCGCTAATATCTCCTGATTGATTTGATTTATCTCTATAGCTCATTTTGTCCTCCTATAATACTATACCACGTTGCTCACCTTTTGTCAAGAAAAAAAGCTCCCGATTTTTCAATCGGGAGCCACAGGAGAACAACTACACTAAACAAACTTTACGATTTGTATTTTTCTACCATAACCTCATTCAACAAATCAATTACGGTATTTCTAAACTTCTCATCTTGCAGCTTCTCTTTCCACTGCTTTGATTGAAATTTAAAGGGTTTTCCTTCTTTTGGTATGATTGTATACCATGCACCGGCGACGCTAAAATTAGGCGTTTTTGAGCGCTTAAGGATCTCTAACCAAGACTCTTCATCTTGAATTCCAATGTCATTGCCCCACATTATTTTAAACTCACAGTTTCTGCCTTCGGAGCCAAATCTAGATTTCTGAATAACACACTTAACATGAGAACCAATTCTGGTCCCCTCATCATCAATAGCAAAGGAGGCTTTTGATTTGCGCTTAGTTAGCCAGATACGTAATGAACTAAAATATTCAATGGCTTTACCACCGGGGGCAATGTAAGGCTCAACAAGAGCCATCATTGGATTTGAAGATATATTGGTCTTCAACTGGTTAATTAATAGAAGCGTTGAGTTGGTGTTAGCCAGAGGAATTGTAAGTTTCGGAAATGCTTTTGCAAAAATTCTTGGCTTAACAGCCATAGAAGATTGAGGGTTAAAGTCACCTTCTAAGTCTTTTTCTGATGGGGTTGCTGCGACCGAATCCCATATGAATAATACTTGCGCTTGGCTGTATTCGTTCATAATGTATTCCATTTGACTTAGCACCTTCTCAACGCTAATAGCTTGTGAATATAGAAGAGCGTCTTTTTTACACCCTGCTCTTTCAAGGAAGTCGGTGTCGATAGCAGACTCTGCGTCGAAGTATACAACGAGCATGCCCTTTTCTTGAGCCCTTGCTGCTATCTGTGCTGCCATAAAAGATTTACCAGAACCAGACAAGCCAGCTAACTCAGTAATCTTTCCGACAGGGATTCCTGCTTCTTGGCCGGGATTAATAATTAAATCCAGCCATTTTGATCCGGTGGGAATCCAATCCTTTACGGATACCGGGTCTGATTGATTAAGGTCATGAGCAACCTCAATTCCTAATTTCTTATTGATCTTCTTTGCAAGATCAGCAACGTTAATCTTTCCTGTTTTCATTTTTAAAACTTCTCCCATTATACTGCCTCCTTACTATTCTCAATTATTGAGAGATGCTGAATCTCGCTTGATGAGAAATTTTCATGAAAATGTGCAAAAGTATCATTTCTTCGAAGATGGCTATTTAAATGTGCTAATTTGGCATGAAAATATTTTCCAGCGGTGGGCTCTAGGTATTTTTCAGGATTATTCTCCCACTGTGCGATGTCTGCTGCTAGTCTTTTTCTGCTGGCGTCGCATAAAGACTTGATCTTGTTTTTAACATCATTCCTAAAAGAAAATGCATTTCTGATTGTTTTGCCTTCATCAAATAAGGAATTCAATTCTAAAACCAAGAGAACAAAGTTCTTTGCATTCATCTTTTCTTGATTTTTTCGAAAAGATCGTGATATGGTGTCTAAAATTTGTGGCACTCTTTCATCTAATATTGAGGTATCATATTTTTCAGACAATTTAATAGATCCACGACCCTGCTCGAACCATTTGTTGTATTCTACATCACTTGAATCTGTGCTGGGTGATGATAGCATCAGGCCAACCCTGACGATTAACTGCCTGTCTTCCATCCTTAAGGCCTCTGACCCGACGACCTTGGAGGTAACGTCTTGATATTTATTTGCTAAGTCACGAGACCATTGGGCAACGGGAGTTGCCATTGCGTTTCTTTTCTCTTGTGGCGAAAGGGCTACACCCGAATTTAGCCTACAAAAAACCTCTTTGACTTCACCAAATGTCGCAGCTTTTATTACTTGCATCAAAACTGGCTTGTTAACTATTCTTTCACGAATGTTTTCGTCCAATTCATGAAAGTAAGTTCCATCTCCAAACTCATAAATTCTTCCTTTCTTATCGGTAATTTTACCAACCATAGAAAATCGTCCGCATAAAAAACCGGTGATTGCGTGACTTCGATTTTGTCCGTCAATTGATAAAAACTTAATTTTATTATCATAATATTTCTTGAACATTTTAATCGAATATTTGTCCCTTTTTGCAGTCGAATGCTTAAGACACTTCTCTACATCGATAACGATGATAGGATTATAGGCCATTTCCTCAATTATTGAAGAAATATACAGCCTGTTTTCTCTTATAGACCACACATTTTTTCTTTGATATTCTGGTGGCGCCAGTTGAGATTGTGGTATGTCATTAACATATGAGGAGTTAATCTTCTTCATAAATTCCTCAGGTATTTTTTCGATTGAATAATCTGTTGCATATTCTTCGACGGTAATAGTTGTGGTATTCATTTTATCTCCTTCCGCTATACTGCGTATTTAAATACTACGATCTTTTAGCCAGCATTACCTGTTTCCACTCACGCCACGTGGAGGCAGACTTATTGTGAGCAATGCCCCAGTTTTAAGTGCGGGGCTAACACCTTCCAAGAACTAACTTTCTTGATTTAGAAAGTTTTTCAAAGCTGAATCGACAGAGCCTTTGTTACTATTGTAGCGCTCAGACTCTCTGGAGAAACCCTCTGAGGTAACATCGGAGGACAGGTATTCGTCCAGTAAGGCTTGTACATCGGAAGTAGAATGCCGCTGGAACAGGGTCTCAATCTCTGGAATCGAGCTAATTAATTCATCACAGTCAGCTACAGCATCATCACATAAAACAGAAGGTCTGCGACGAGGCTTCAATTGAGTTTTTGGAAATGATCCCGGAGTACCCGGAACAGTGTAAGTCAATACAATATCAGTTCCGGACTCCTCATGTGTGATATCACCATAGTCTGGATCAAGGACATAGGATAGTAAGGTCTCATATGCGGTTTTGCCATAAGCCCAAACTCTCACACCTTTGCTCTCTTCACCACGAACTACAATAGGAGAGTAGTATCGTTTACGAGCAAATAGCTTTTTAGCCTCTCGCTTTGAGGTATCATCATTCTTTTCTACACCTTCACGCCAAAGCTTTGACGCAAAGTCACAAATAGGGCAATCCTCTCCATGATTGCGCTTAGGACAAAGAATTCCGGGATTCTTACCAACATTGTAGTGAAAGTGGAATTCTTTGAAAGGGTCTCCATCTGGGGATGGAAGTATACGTACAGTTTGGTCGCCTTCGCTAGGGCGCCATTTGGTATTATCTTGTTCTTTACCGTTGTTCTGAGAAACTCCAAGTTTCTTTCTCATTAAATCTAAATTTATAGCCATTGTTATCTCCTTGTGTTAGCTAAGTTTTTTGTCTATGCAGACTAGAGTCAGGGGGATGTTATCCCCCCGCTGAAATAATGTAACCAATTTTCGGTTAGCTGTCAAATGTAATTTGAACTTTTGATTCACTCAAGTTACCAATTTGCGTAGATGTGTTGAATCGTCTAAAAGACTTGTTATCAACATCCCATACGACTTGCGTTTTACCATCACGTGACACTTGTGCTTTACGTTGATTAGCAGAAAAATGCGTATAAGGCAAATCAGTTGGCTTAACAAAATTCATTGTTCGTGTTGAACCATCAGCTTTTGTGAAAGTACCAGTGTATTGTGTGTAAGTATTAGACATATTTAACTCCTATTGTAATGTCGTGTAAGTTTATTATCATGTAGTGGAAAAGTGGATTGTGTTCGAAGGGTTGTGATGATGAACATCAATGACTTTACTCTTTACAAGTTTTGTGCTTACTTTATTATTATAACATGTTTACTTGTTGTTGTCAAGAATTTTTTTATTTTTTTCCTGTTCGACAGGGTTGAGCTGTGAAACGACCATTCATTGAACGGATTGAATTAATCTCATTTCCTTCAAGGCGCTCAACTAAATGTTGACTAAATCCATAATCCTCTAAATCAGAAGATTTGATCTTAATGGTTTTACCCATTCCACTTAAAATTACTTGCATCGTTTCTCCATCGTTATATATATTATATCATATTTTGCATAAGTTGTCAAGAACTTTTTTATTTTTTATTTAGTTATTACTTGGAACGAGGCCCCATTGTCTCATTATTCTGTTTCGTGATTCAAATGCAGATATGCATACGTCAGTCCAATGATAGATTTCTTCAATCTTTTGTGCTTTTTCATTTGTAATTGGATATGATTGACTCCACTTTTTACAATCGATCACCCATATCTTTCTGATTTTCTCGCTGATCAGATACATCAGATCGATATCATTTGTTTTCTTGGCCCTATCAAGGGCTTCAAACAAAGAATTTGCTTCTTTATATCTTAGTGATAAGATGCGATCGTCTTTATTATCATCTGTTTCCATGTTTTCTCCGTTGTTATATACAATATATTATATCTTGTGTAGTTTGTCAAGTAAATTATTTACTTTTTTTCTTAAATCATCTTGGACCGATTCATTTATTATATCAATAATCACCGTTCTGCCTTTCTCAGTTGCAATTAGCATTCTGAATTCAATTAATTCATTTTCAGTAAACATTTTTGATTCTCGCATCATCTGAATGGCTTTGTCTATGTCAGTCATTTTCTCTCCTGTTCTTGGATATAATGTGTAAGCTTCAAAGAATAGAAGAATGACTGGTTATGTTCTGAAGGATAGATAGCAAATGATGATACAATGTTATTTTCTTCATCTTTCATTATTCTCTCCTTTATTTTATTAAGCATATCCTTGTCTTTCTCTAACTGTTTTTTGCTTACACTATAAAGATAACTTGCCTCGGTAATATTGTCAAGAGAAAAAAGCATTTTTTCTTCATTTTTTTTCATATTGCCGACAGACAGGGTACAAATTCGTGAAACATTTTTTGATTCATGTTCTGAACCGATGACCGGAGCTTGTATTTTAAGCCACTCAAGTGTTTCAATTGAGTTTGCTATCTGTTTGTTGATCATATTATACATTTCAGTGATTGGCTGGTCTCCAATTATATTTAAAACGTTATTATTAGAGAACAAATACATTCTGTGTAGCAGACCAGACCTCGTATACTGCTGTATAACATTGTATAACACTTTGTTTCGCTTTATCTGTATGGAATTACAAAGGGTTGTATCAGGATACACGTATATTATATTAATCTTTTTATGCTTAATGGTCTCCAACACTCTTAAGGTGCAACCAGTAACCTTTCCTGCACCGCTGAGAGCCACCCAGCACTCATTGTCATCAAACCTTAATCTGTCTGAGAAGTCTGGGCAGTGCTGTTCATAGTCCTCTGTTTTCTTGCAGTTCTTCGGAAAGTCTTTGGCTGTTATTGAAATTTTTGTGTGATTATCGCTAAATGCATTAATTAAATTGTGACCTGCGTTTCCTATTCCTATTAAGACCATGATACCTCCAACATATCTTTTAAATTGTGTCCAACATGGACTGATGATTTAAACCACCCAAGACGTGTGTCCTCAAATATCTCTTGTATCTGCGGTAGTAAGTGGCGGTCGTTTAAGTCAAGATCAATTGTCAACGAATCGTGTATTACAGAGTGAACAAAAGAGTTCGTGTGTTTTAAAAACTTATTAATCTTTACACACTGCATCATACAATTATCAGACGATGTGCTCTGCAATAAATAATTAAGGGAATGAAAATCATCCGTTGGTATCTTTCTTCCAAAGGGAGTATGAACGACACCTTCTCTATAGAATTCTTTCAACACCTTGGTCTTGTTGTAGTGTCGTTCTGTTAGGTGGTCTTCTGCGTTTGGATTGTAAAGCCATGCGAAGAACCGCTTCTTTGCTTTATCTCTTGTTCCAATTCCTCTATACACATTCTTAATATTGTACTCGTGTACGTCCTCACGGGGGTGGGTACCAGTAGATAAGGACAATAGAGTTCTAATCTCCGCACCATTTAAGTCGAATTGAACAAAGATGTTATTCTTTGGAACCACAACGTCAGCCAGTTCCTTCTTCAGATTCATTATCGGGAACGATCCTGTTTTTGTTGCCAAGCGACCAGTTCTTGAACCCCATACATCGTACAGAATCGGCTTGTTTTCGCCTCCAAGGAAGTTACGTAGTGACTTAGCCTTCATATCATTGTGGGAGTGTTTTAAGAGTCGTTCTTGGTCGATTAAGATAGGTCTCCTTGATATCTCCGCTGCCATGTTTTGCAAATCAACAATAAAATCATGGTTATCTGGTCTCTCGTGATTATCAAAGATCCATTCGCATATTTGGTTTTTGACTTCGCAATAGTGTCGAAGGTGCTGTTCTGGAACAACTTCAAACAAACAAAGATCATCGATTTTGATTTTGGCATTTACCGCTGAATTGATAAACGCTTTTAATTTTTGTTCTCTTTTTTGAAGACGAGATTGTAAATGTTGTGGGCAAATATCTGTAAGTGGCTTCCCAGCCATATAGATGCTTGCATAATCAACAGCAGACTCACTGAGACTAGGATGCCAATTCCAAGTTCCGGTAATGTCATGTGGGACACGATCATAAATAAATTCTCCATTTCTGTATAATCCAAAGCAACGCTCCTTATCGTCAAGTATTTGAAAAACCATCAATCCTCCATAGATTCAAACTTCTTTTTATAATAACCCAGTCCTCCATACTTTGAAGTATAAGTGGACCGAAATCTAATATTAATATAATCGATTGCTTTTCTGTTGTCAAATGATTTTTCTAACTTTTTTGCTATTTTTATAAATTGATTGATGTCTGCTTGTCCAAATGGATAATCTTCTTCTATATTTTTTATATTAGTATATAT